CCTCAGCTTCGGGCGGTTCGCCCGCCGCACGACGCGGCGGTGCAGTTTCTTGGGCTGAACTAGAAATACCTGATCTATCCGGCACCGAATACACTGATTCAGCGACAGTTCCGGTTCTATTTACTCCATCCGGCACTGAGGAGCATACTACCTTTGATGCTGATACAGTATACATCGGGCTGTTAGCGTCTTCTGCCGAACTAGCAGAATATACCGACGCTGATACTGTTTATCTGCTCCTCACTCCATCAGGTGTCGATGTCTTTCCAAAGCGTACTGATTACGCAAGATTGAGCCTTGCAAGCGGTGATTTTCCCGAAGTTCAAATCGACCACAAGATTTGGATTCGCGCTCGTAAGACAAATGGCGCGCATACCGGGACAATTCGCGCGAGGCTTTATGAAGGCGCGAACCCTATTGGCCCCGAGCTTGAGACTTCCAATCTCTCAACCTCCCTAGCCAGCTATCAACTTGCTATCGCTGATGGAGACGCGGCTATCATCACGGACTACTCGAACCTAGAGTTGCGCATCCGTGGTTGGGCTTCTGAGGGAGATTCTACTGTCTTTGAAGTTGCCGATGTTTGGTTGCAAATTCCACCTGCCGAGACCGGGATTACTACTGATGCCGCGACGATATATCTCGATCTCGAAGCGTCTGGGGTAGAGCTTGCTGAATACGTTGATGCCAGCGAAATCTATCTAGACTTGCAACCAATTACCACAGATGAGGAACGTCAGCAGTATGACGCTGACACTGTCTACCTGGATCTAGAAGCAATCTCAACATTTGAGGAAAGACAGCAATACGATGCTGAGACCGTTCCATTGAATCTGCAACCGGCATCTGTAGAAGTAACAGAGTTCGTGGATGAGGCGCTTACTTACCTCATCCTCACCCCTAGCTCGGTTGACCTAGCTGATTTGGTTGACTCAGAAACGGTGCCACTTGGCCTTCTACCAAGCGGTGCCGACATTGCCGACTATATCGAGGCACAGGAGATGTACCTCGATTTAGAAGCTTCAGGGACAGAATTTATGGGTGGCACCAATGAGGACCAGGCGACCATAGATTTGCTTCTACAGATCACTTCAGTTGACATCGCTGAATTTGCAGATGCGAGCACTGCCTATCTTGATTTGGAAGCGCTATCGGCTGACATAGCGGAACTTTCCGATGCATTTGTGGTGCCTTTAGTCTTTACTCCTACATCCGTTGATGTCGCAGAGTACGTCGATGTGGCAACAGTAGTGCTCATATTCACCCCAGGAGCAATTGCAGGGGGTGAAGATGCCCAACTCGTGTATCTAAAGCTCACGCCGGGCACTTTCTTTATTCTTGGGGTCTTTTCGGCAATGCTATTTGATAGGCATTGGAAGGGGGCTATGTATCGCAGATGGTTACGCTAACGAAGGGCACGAAAGAGTTTCTACCAATCAAGATATTGGACGCGCTTGAAAACGTGCAGACCCTTGACGGGCTTGGGCTCACACACGATCTCTACAAAGCTGATGAGGCTGAGACGCTTGTATACGCAAATCAATCTACGCTCAATGATGGGATGATTGCGCTACCGCTCATTGATACCAATCTTACGGATGGTGGGGCTCCACCTATTGATCTTATTCCAGAAGGAGAATACAACTGTTTCCTCAAGTTTACTAGTCTCCCTGAAGTTCCCAGGCTTGGGCCATTTACCTTTAGAGTTGATGACTAGTATCTGGACGCCGCTCGGACATTTCCGTAGGGTGTCCAATGACCCTTTTACACCGTTCGTTGATACCTGGCAATTCGAGTGCCCCCGCTGTGGAGAGTGGGCTTATCTTGATGAGGATCAATGGAATGGCCGGGTATCTGTAGATCATGCGGTAGATGGTTGCCCAGGAAATTACCATGAAACTCACGATTATAAAGGCGTTCTCCTAAAAACTCTAAGGCATGAATAGAAAGGGGGTGAGAAATGGTTGTTACTGCGAAGTTCAAGGTCTCGCGGAAATCCGATATGGGTTGGGCGCATGAAGTCGAACTTGTACCAGACTACGCGCAGGGTCGTAATGCTGAATGGGCAGAAGCGACTCCGGCCGGGATGATTCGGCTGACGATCAAGAATGAACTAGCAGCAGAACAGTTCGCGGAAGGCGAAGCCTATACCGTAACGTTCGAAAGAGAAGCTGCATAGTTCCGTCCCGCGTGGTGAGTGCGGAGGGTGTCCTCGACCACCAATTGCGGGACTTCGCAGAAACTTCCATAGATCGATGACTGAAGATCCTAGAATCCTATTTGTGCTCGAACGCATACGAGATAGATTGGTAACAATAGACACAACCTTAAGGTGGCTTCTAGCTCTCCTTTCCGTCATCGTCATTATGCAATTCATTCGCCTTATATGACTGAACTTAATATTTCAAAAGAAACTCTCTTCAAAGAACTGGGCTACNAGCCACACCCTGCCCAACAGCTTTATCACGATTCCAAGGCAAAGTATAAGATCGCCTGCTGCGGNAGACGTTTCGGAAAAAGTTTCATGGTTGGGCATCACATGACTGCGCGCATGTTTGTTCCTGATTCGATGTACTGGATTGTTGGTGAAACCTATTCATCTGGCGAGAAGGAGTTTAGGGTTGTTTTNGAGGATATTTTTAGAAAGCTCGGAATGGGTAGCTATAAAGGAATTAGAAANTCGTACAACATTGACCAGGGCAACATGCGTATTCAAATGCCCTGGAACACCATACTAGAAGTAAAATCCGCTGACAAGCAGGATTCGCTTATTGGCGAAGGTCTCGATCATTGTATTATAGCTGAGGCTGCTATTCATAAACGTGATACATGGGAAATGTTTATTGAGCCAGCGTTGCTCGATAAACGCGGCTCCGCTGATATGATTTCGACCCCAAGAGGCCACAATTGGTATGAGGATATGTGGTTATTGGGGCAAGATCCAGCGTTCGGTGAATTCGAGTCTTGGCGTTTTCCAACATGGGCGAATACTGCTAAATTTCCACTTGGTGAGAAGCAGCCTGAATTGGTAGCGATCAAAGCGCGAGTCAGCAAATACCACTGGCTACAGGAATATTGCGCAGAATTCACCGCGCTCGAAGGCCGTATCTATGACGAGTTTGATAGAGAGATCCACGTCAAGGATCTTGTATACAACCCGTTCTGGAAGAACTATCAGTGGTTTGACTTTGGTTTCGCCGATCCCTTTGTATGCTTGGACGTTATGGTCGATCCCTCCGANAATGTTTACGTCTGGCGAGAGTATCAAATTAGGCGCAAGACTAATCAGGAACACGGCTTAGCTCTAGCAGGTCGTGAGAATCCACCACACTTCCACGTTGACGGCCGTTTCGCTGACCCCTCTGACCCCGATGCTATGCGGACTTTGAGCTTCATCTTGCCTGGCCCTTCTATCATTGGCCGCAAATTGCCCGTTGATCGGGGAATCAGCGGATGGCATCAAGGCATCGAGATCGTCAAGCAGTGGATGAAAATACAGCCCGACGGTAAGCCTAAGTTCTTTATCGATCGCTCTTGCACTAATACTATTCGGCAGCTTGAGCATCTCCAAACCGTTCCTGAGAAGGAAGGCAAGAATACGCGCGAGGGTCAAAAGGACTACGACGATCACGGCCCTGATGCGATTCGTTATGGAATGTCCGAACTCTTTATCCTGGGCTATCACAGGGACAACCTGAGCGCCGTGTATGGTAGGCGACCGATGCAGGCCCAAAACCCCTTTGAGTATCACTCGCAGTTGAGACTAGACTCGCCCGGCTTCAGACGATGAGTAGTAAGTACATAGAGATCCCTGGTAGTGGGAAGGTTCTGATCGCAACTGGCAAGCCTCGGACTTTCCAGCAAGATCCGCGCAAGATTGTTTCAGGAACGAGCTACGAGTCTAAGGGTTCTACGAAAACGCCGTCCGAGGCGATGAAGGAGCGGGGTTCGTCACGTCCTACAAGAATTCCTGACGTTGTACCGCAGTTCGCGTCTCGGCAGCAAATGCTGCGAGTCTTCAAGGAGATGGAGGACGGCGACACGACTTTTGACGTAGCTCTGAGAGCTACAAAGGTTCCGATTCAAGGGGCGCATTTTTTCGTTCAGCCCTTTGACAAGAAACAAGTCAACAAGGACATCAGTGAATTTGTGAGCTTTAACATCTTCGAGGGAACTTCACGTCCATTTGTTCTTGTGCTCGAAGATATCCTCCGCATGTTCAACGACGGCTTCGCAGTTCTGGAGCAAGTCTGGGAACGACGCGAGTGGACTCCACGGCGAGCGGGGGCGAACCGCAAGAAATACACAATGCTTCGCAACCTCGCCGTCCGCCCTGCCCTCACCATCGAGGACATCAACTATGACGACAATGGCGGGCCAGTTAGCGTCATTCATAACGCGATCAGGGCTAGTGGCAATGCTGAAAAGGTCGAGATTAAGATCGACCAGCTACTCGTTTTCACCTTCGGCATCCTCGGTGGGGACTTGACTGGAAAACCACTAGGCCGTACTGCTCATAACCCCTGGTACTTTAAGAAGGAACTCTACAAAATCGATGCCATCGGCCACGAACGCAACCATCTTGGCATTCCTGAATGGGAGTTGCCAGAAGGTTATTCTACTCCCGACGTAGATTCTGCCTGGGAGCAGGTCACGAACGTTCGTACCAACGAGAAGACGGGCATAGTAAAACCACCTGGGCATGGGTTCAGGCTAGTAAGGCCGGAAGGTGGGCAAGTATCTGACATCATGCCTTCTATCGAGCACCATGATTCGAAGATTCTGCTTAATGTCATGGCACAATTCATGCTGCTAGGACTCTCGGCTGGCGGTGGTCGAGCAACGTCTGGAGCGCATGTCGATATGTTCCAGAAGGCAATGAAGTACATTGCCAACTACATCTGTGGGGTCTTTAACCTTTATCTCGTTCCAAAGCTGGTCGGGTACAATTTCGATACGTCTGAGTTCCCAAAGATGCGCGTCCGCAACATTGGCGAGACGAAAGACATTCAGATGTGGGCTGCCGCTCATGGCAAGCTACTGCATGAGAAGGCAATCACAATGGATGAAGATACAGAGAATTGGTATCGCGAAAACTTGGACATGCCCTATCTCCTCGGCCCTCGCCCTGACGAGGTAAAGGCATCAAGGAATGGCGGTAGGGAAGGAAGCGTACAGCCCGGTGGTAAAGCAACCGGGGATGCAAGTGTTGAGCCGGGATTTGATTCGACTGCATGAACAGAGAGTTACGAGAGCATTTACGTCGGGAGCGCTCCATCATTATGAAAGAGCGCTACAAAAGATGTCGGCGTCTCGATGAAAGGCGGTTACGCATGGCTAAGAAGGAAAGCATCGCGTGGGAACACTCGGAGCCTGGAAGTGGCCCTACGCCCGTATACTCTGATCCCAACAAGGACAAATCCATCAAAAGCGGGTCGCGAATCGACTCGCCCCCCGCAGCATACAATCCACCGCAGCCGTAAGGGGGTGATATAGACAATGCCCTGGGAAGTTAAGGAACGAGACGGTAAGCACTGCGTCTTTAAGAAAGGCGGCGATACCCCTATAAAGGGTGGCTGCCATGCTGATCGCGCTGACGCTGTAAAGCACATGCGAGCCTTGTATGCGGCTGAGCCAAGTACGATGATGAAGTACAGCGCAATCGCATATAGTGATGACCTCTTCATTGATGACGCTGAGGATCAGAACATCAAATGGCTCAAGACGTGGCGATACTCAACGTGGGAGCACCCGAAGTACGGCACCGTTGAGATTACTCCACAAGTCGGCGAGCGCTTCGCAAACCACTTCCACAGTGGAACACTAGGTCGTGAGCATCTTATCAACTACGATCATGGTGCTGATGCCGCGAAAGGCGGAATTGCGGCAGGCGTAATCCTTGATATCGAGCCTCGTGAAGATGGTGTCTATTACAAAGTCAAATTCCATGATGATGCACTAGAGGAGATTAGGTCTGGCAAATGGCGCTATCTCTCACCGGAATTTGACGATTGGGTCAATCCCGAGAGTGGTGAAGTCTTCGAGGATATGCCCTTCGACCTTGCCTTGACGAATACACCTTTCTTCAAGGGCATGCCTCCATTGAACTTCTCGGAGGTATTTGACCAAAAGGACTTTAAAGAGCTAGGTTCAGCGCAGAAGAACGATCTGCCAGATAGTGCATTCCTGTATATCGAGCCAGGAGGTAAAAGGGATAACGAAGGAAGAACTACGCCACGTTCGTTTCGGCATTTGCCTGTAAAGGATGCCGAAGGTAGCATTGATTTGCCACATCTTCGCAATGCAATTGCTCGACTATCACAGTCAGACACGGGCAAAGGATGGCTGAGCGATTCACTACGTTCAAGCCTATTGTCTAAGGCAAGGAGGATGCTTTCGAATGCAGGAGGTAATCCGAAAGGAGGAAAAGTGGACGAACTTCTAAAGAAGTTCGCTGCGGAGCTTGGTCTCGATCTTGATGACGAGATGGACGAGGATGCTGTTATTGCGGCAGCCAAGAATCTAAATGAAACGATCGAGCCACTTCGCAGGGCAAAGACAGAAGGTGCAAAGCAGCGCATCTTTAGGGAATCATTCCCTGAGCAGTACAAGGAAATGCAGGAACTCAAGGCAAAGAAGATCGATAGCGAAGCTCTACAGTTTGCCGAGAGCTATGCTCGCTTCACGCTTTCGGATGGTGACAATACGTGGAAGTCCGCATACGGGTTCTCACAGCTTGTCATCGACGAGATTGCAGAGGTTCACAAGAAGTTCTCGGAGCGTTCGGCCGGGCATGTAGACCTGAAGAAGCTTCTGGACCTAATTGGTGATAAGGGAATCGTAGACTACTCGGAAGTTGGTAGTTCACGCACTGCCGAGGGTAAGCTTTTTAGCGAAGATCCAAAGCTTGCCTTCCATGAGGCAATCGTTTCGGCAATGAACGAGGATAACCTCGAATATGAGGCCGCGATGGAAGTCGCGAAGGTTAAGTATCCCGAGATGTATGAAAAGTATCTACGAGCCGTCCCACAGCGGTAGGAGAGAGGAGGACTAAATGGCTGATGCGAACTTCGTCCTCTCTAGAGGATTCACGGCTGAGGCAGCAGTAACAAAGAATCGTGCGGTTAAAGCTGGTACAGCAGCCGTGACTGTGATCCCCGTTGCGGCAGAAGGCGATGAGGTTCTCGGCGTTGCACAGTTCGATGTAACGGCAGCCGAGATTCTTCTAGGCAAGGACGTAACGGTGCAGATGATGGGAATTGTTGAGATGGAAGCTTCAGAAGCCATTACGGTAGGTGATACTGTAGCTATCTCAGCAGATGGTAGGGGAGCGCTAGCTAATGCTGGCGCAAGGAATATCGGTGTATGCGTTGGTAATCCTGCAACGGCAGCCGGACACGTCATCAGTGTTCTGCTTTGGCTGCCCGGCGTGGTTGGTTAGAAAGGAGGGTGAGAAAGCATGTACGATCCTGGCGCACTTTATGTCGATCCGATCCTCACTCGCCTTTCGGTCGGGTACAAGGATCAGTCGCTCTATGGCGACCAGTTGTTTCCTGTTACCCCCGTCAATACACAGTCGGGTAGGTATCGAGTCTTCGATAGGTCGGACTGGTTGATCTTCGAGGACGTGCGAGCACCGGGAACCGTTGCTCGTGAAGTTCATGGGCGAAAATGGAGCGAGGACACCTTCTTTACGAAGGAGCATTCGCTTCAGGCTCCGGTGTTCGATGAAGAGAATCAGCAGTTGCAGTCGCAGGGAGGGCTTGCTGATCCAACCTTCGGCGGCGCTCTACAGATTGATCCGCATGCAGATGCGACTAAGCTTGTAACTCGTGCGATCCTTCTCAGGCACGAGCTGAAAGTCTCAACGCTTATTCGTGACACGGCGCAGTATCCCGCAGCTAACACTGTCACGCTTTCAGGTGCAAGCCAATGGAATGATTACACTGGTGGTGAAGCTTCGACTTCCGATCCAGTCGCTAACATTCTTACGGGCATGCGTGCAGTATGGTCTGCTACTCGTCGGTATCCGAACGTTCTGGCGATTCCGACGATGGGTATGTCCTACATCGAGAATCATCCCCGTGTAGTGGCTAGGTTCAAGAACTTCCGACTTACGCAGCCGGACGCTTTCCAGCTTCTCACGGGGTTTGAAGGCCGAGTCGTCAACGTGGATTCGGTGTATAACGCTGCAAACAACCTTGATGCGGCAGAGAGCATCACCGACTTCTGGGGTAAGGACGTTTGGCTCGGGATTGTTGATCCGCAGCCTGGACTTCTAACCCAGACGTTCGGCAAGACGTTTGCACAGACCTATCCCAATGGTGGCATTCGACCTGCGGATAGGTGGCGAGAGGAAGATCGTAAGAGTGACGTGATTCGGGTCTCGATGAAATATGACTTGAAGATCGTCTCTGATATCGCCGGTTATCTCATCAAGACCGCATTCGGTGCAACGGCGTTCTAGGAGAGGATGAGAGTGGCACACTACGCATGGTCTCCAATTAGAGCGGGCACGGCTGACAAACCAATCGACATAGAGCGCGGGAATCAGGTAAGCAAATCTGATCTAAAGCTCTCTGATGCCGATTGGCAGGCACTAATCGACGCTGGATCAATTCGAACGAAGCAATTTCCCGCCCCAAAGAACTTCCCTGGATCAGCGGTCGCATTCGTTCGTCAACAGCTTCGAGAAGCTACCGAAATGTCGGCTGTCGAGGAAGAGGAAGCCGCTTCCGAACTCGCACATATCTCGGAGGGCAGTAGTCAACTGCCGAAGGGAGAGTCAAAGTAGGTGGCGCTCGCTAGCCTTGAAGATATCAAGACCTGGCTTCCACCGGATAAGTTCAAGGCTACTGATGGAAACCCCGAGATTCTGCTGCTTCAGACTGATATTGAGCGGCTCATCAAGGGATATCTATCAAGCGTCTTCTCACAAACGACACTAACTGCATGGGCCGACCCCGATACGACCCCTGAGTACATCAGGGCATGCGCGGGTCGGCTCATTGCAGCGTTCTACTATGCAAAGAAACTTTCCGAAGACTTACCAGATTGGGACCGAACCTATCCACAGCGGATATACGATATCGCTATGGACATGCTTGAGAAAGTCCGCACTGGCGAAGTGATATTGGCAGAAGTAACCGAAGAAATAGGAACTGCATTTGACAGTTCTTTCTTTTACCCCGATAAGAATACAGAACCAAAATTTAGCATGGACATGAGATGGTAGTTAATGTCATACTCCAAGGCCAAAGCTGAGGCTATTGGCAAAGCGCGTGACCTACGTAGAACCGCGTATGAAGTAGCCGATGTTATGGCTTTGAAACATAATCTGACCGAGAAGCAGCGCCTACGATTGAGAGAAGAGATTGCGACCTGTCTCGTTTCCGGCAACAATCGGACTTGAGTTCGACTGGCTGTATCCAGACCCCCCCGTAATTGAGTATCAACTAGTACAGCTTGAGCGGTATCTAGAGAATACTCAGGTGCTTATGGAGGGCGCAAAACAGCGCGCTCAAGTCGATATGGCTGAGCGGTTTGAAACGGAAACCGACCCCGATGGGCACCCTTGGCAAGAACTTGCACAGCCCGCGCCTGAGCAGGTCGGAATTCTGCGACTTTCGACAGAGATGTACCAGAGGGCGATCTCGGAGGATGCTTGGATCGCTACTCCTGTGGGGGTGTTTTTCGACACATCGAGACTTCCCGATTACTGGCCCTACCATGAGCAGCCCGAGGGTGCAGGAGGCCAAAGAATCCCGCGAAGGTCATTCGTTGGACTATCTAGCGATGCAGAGCAGAAGATCGTAAATCGCGCTGATGAGTGGTTAGCAGGCGGTCTTGTATTGGGTGGTATATTTCGCCGCGAGGTTCGCACTCAAGTAGGGACGTTCACGGCATTTACATGAGATGGCAATGTATTCACGCCCAGAGGAGCTGCTTAAGAGGTTCGTTGAACTTCTCAAGACAAACCAAGGATTGCTCGGTATCCAATATGTCGCGACGCAAGATGAAAACCTCATGCCTGAATATCCTGCGCTACAAGTTTCGATGGGTGATCTCATGCGAGAGGATCATGGAACGCAGCGATTCCTTCTTACCTTCGAGGCGTCCTTTTGGATCTACCATGCCAACTATGAATCTACCCGAGCTATTCGTAATATTGAAGACATGGAATTGGCTACGGGAGTCGTGCGGTTTCTCCATCAGCCAAACAATCGGGCGCTTAGAGAAGGAGATGCAGGCGAGAACCGTCTCATAGGCGGCTCGGGAAGGGTCGTTCGTGAAATCCCAGGAGTTGTACTTAGGGAGGCAGGAACAAGAATCGTAACTACTCGTCTCTTGTGGTTAGGGCAGTCGCAAGTGAATTATGCTGATTCTTAATAGTCTGGAGGCTCCTATATGAAGGTTACTTTGAAAGATGAGTCGTTGCCCGAAGGTGCTGAGCTTCATGTAAGGGGCCTGGGCATGCTCGTCAATGGTAAGACTGTTGATTTCTCAAAGGCTGAGGAAGAAGCCTTTGAAGCTCGTTCGGGGATGAAGCTTTCTGAAGCATTCAGGAACAACCCCAACGTTGAAGTTGGGTCTGTAGCGAAGGGCGGTGACGATTAATGCCCGCTGGTCTGTCCGGTAGTGGTTGGCTAGGGCTCGCTCTTGAATCAGTAAAGGGCACTTACGTCTCGCCAACTGTTTATATTCCGATTATTTCGGAGTCTTTCCGATATGTGGAGGATCGTTACTATTCTCCACAGATTAGGGAAGATACGATTGTCTCCGATGTGAAGCAGGGTTACTATCACATCGAGGGCGATTTCGAGTTGGAAATAGAATCCAAGTTCTTGCCATATCTGTTGTACTGCACTCGACATACGATTACTAAGACAGGGGCAGGTCCCTTTGTCTATACGTTTGTACCCTCGGATGCTGGTGCTACTTCGACGGCAGCTTCAGGAGCGGTACAGAGAACCGCATCCATTACAATCGAGCGTAATAATGTCGAGTTCGGTTATTCAGGCTGCACGCTAGGGTCTCTCCGACTCTTTGTGGACGGCGGCATTCTCAAGCTAGGTGGCACGCTCGTCGGTGAGAAAGACAATACCGCCTCTGGCGATACTCCTACGTGGTCTGCTCCGACTCTCTTTGGCGCAGACGCTACGGCGATTAGTACAGGCGCTTCCAGCCTCACCCCGACGTATGCTGTTGTCAGTGACTTTAATGGATTCGAGTTCGAAGCTAATTTCAACGCCGAGGCGCAAAACCGCATTGTTCGTGACCGAAGTGCAAGCTACGTCAGCTTCGGAGAAACTGAGATCACGCTCACGACAGAGCTGGATTTCATTGATAAAACCGAGTACAATATCTTCGTCGCAACGACCCAGAAGGCAGTCAAACTTGAAAGCTACCCAGGTGCGACATATGCCGCATCTACCGAGGCGGTTCAATTGCAAATCTTCCGGGGAGTGTATGAAACCTACGATCTTGGCCTTTCAGGTCTTGGCGATCTCATTATGGCCGGTGTAACGATGCGCGGTATTGGCATTGCCGGAGGAGATGGCTATAAGATCGAGGTCAAGACAGCGACCGATATCACATAAAGAGGAGAGTATATGGCATCTCTTGTAGCTACACCCAATCCAGCCAAGGTTGGGGATTCCATCGCCCTTCTTGGTGAAGGATTTGCTGCTTCTACGGCAACGGCAGTCAAGATCGACTCCGAGGGATTCGCAGCCGAAGTTACTAGTGACGCTGGCGGACTGATCTCAAATGACGACATCAACGATCATGCGGATGGTACTCTGACCAATACAGCTAATCCAGCAAACAACGATACAGTGACGATTGGCTCGCGAACGTACACCTTCAAGACGACACTTACTGGTGCTGCTAATGAGATTTTCATTGGCGCAAGTGCGTCGGCAAGCTTCGATAACTTGAAGGCAGCGATCAATGGCGCAGCCGGTGCGGGAACTACCTATGGGACTGGTACTGTCGCTCACGCTGATGTAATCGCTGGCGCAAAGACCGCTACTACTCTCGCGGTGGTTGCTAGAGTAGCAGGGACAGGCGGGAACTCCATCGCGACTACGGAAGCGTCTACAGCGCTTTCATGGGGTGCTGCGAACCTGGCTGGTGGTTCAGGAGATCCTACGGGCTATAAGCAGATGAACTGGACACCCACTAAGGAGGGGACGTATACTATCAAAGCGGATGACGGCACGAACTTAGCGAGCAAGAAAGTCAAGGTTTTTAGAGTCGCATAAAGCTAGTACAATAGAAGGAGAGGAACATGCCGGTTGGCACTCGCAAGATGGAAACCGTCAGGCGGGAACTAAAGCGTTGTCCGCCTGACGGTTATGTTATTCTGCGCCAGCTTTCTTACGATGAGATGCTTGAGCGTAGAGATGGGGCTACTAAAGTACTCATGGAGCGTGGGCAGGGTGGTCGCAACGCTGATGCAAAGATGGCAGTGCAGATCGCTAACAAATGGTCTAATTACTTCTCATTCCCACGCTGCATCGTTGAGCATAATATCACTGATGAAAATGGTGTTCTGCTTGACTTCTCGCAAAGAGGAATCGAGCTTACTTTCAAGTCACTCGATCCTAAGCTCGGCGCTGAAGTCGAAGCGCTTATCGATGAGCTAAATCAGGAAGAGGAGGAACCCGAGGGTTTTACGAATGCTGCCTCCTCCTCATCGCCGGACGAGAGCGCACCGCAATCGAGTGGTTTGGAGGAGAATTAGTTGCCGAAGTACGTCGTTGGATAAGGATTACTCGCGTGGCAGAAGCATTAAATGCCCTGCCATATGAGGGCGGTCTGTTCGACCAACCCCCAGGAACTCTATTCCGAATGGAAGCAGTGTTGGCTGCAAGCTCACAGCCTGATACGGCGCGTGCGAGTAAGGAAGAAGCTGATATAAGGCTTACTCGCAGGATGGAGAAAATGTAGTAATGGCGTTCGGTGGTCGCGAACTAAGGCTCATCCTCTCCATCCAGAGCTACGGCACGACCAATATCGCGCGTTTACGTCGCGACATCGCGCAACTTTCTAGTGCTGCTGAAGCTGCCAATAAACGGCAGCAAATGCTGCAAAGCCGCTTGGAGGGGCAGCAGCTTCGGGCAGCACGTATAGCGCAACGCATAGACCGCATGACGGTAGGTACAGGTCGTATTCAAGGCTTAATTCAGGAAGCAAGACTATCAGCGCGCGGCCTTCAAATCTATGAGCAGAGGGGTGCTCTTGTAAGAAAAGAGAACCAACTACTTACTGATCTCTCTCGTAAACGAGCACAGATCGCAGCTACAGAGCGCGCGATTGCAGATCCTACTCGTGCTCTTAGAACGACTGTTGCTCAGTCGCGGCTAGAAGGCAGAGCACTCGATATAGCTCGTGCGAGAGCAGCCTTCCCCGAAAGAGAACTCCGTCTACGTTCATCTTTAAATCTAAACGCTGCCCGACAAATCCAATTACAGAAGACACTCAATAGAGCCCACGTTACTACAGAGCACATTACCCAGGGGTTACAAGGCAATTACGCTGATCTCACTAAGCATCAAGAGATGTGGGCTAGGCGAATGATTGCTACGCAACAAGCGGCGACTAGGCTGAATTCTCAGATGGCAAGGCTGCCAGCCGAGCTTGCAAAGGTAAATACCCAGGCAGCGACATTGACAAAGCAAGAGCAGCTACAAGTCGCGCTAGTAGCTAAGCAAGCCGATGCAGTTGCGGCACTTAATGAGCAGCTATTTGTCCAACAAAGTGAGTATGCAAATATCCAAGCGAGACTAGCCGCAATCGCGGGTCAACGCGATGTTCTGCTTGCGCAAGAGAAGACGCTTACGATTGAGGAGCAAAAGCGTCTCACCCTACTAGAGCAGGAAACGGTTGCACTAAGAGCACAGGAAGCTTCGCTAGTACGCCAACAGAAAGAAATTGCTGCTACCAGGGCAGAGCTTGCTGTGATGCCTCGTATCATCTCGACTGCTGAGATAGCCGATGCAGCACAAGCGATGGAGCATACTGGTAGGCAGGTCGCACATCTCGGTAGGACTGCGCAATTCACCGGGCTCCTTATGACTGCTGCCTTCGGGTTAGCTGCTGGATCGTTCGCTAACTTTAGCGAGAGAGTTTCACTTGCTGCTACGCAGATGCGTGACATTGGTGCCCCCATTACGCAAACTGCGGAGCGAGCTAAAGAACTCCAAGACAGAATCATTGACTTGGGTATGGAGTTTCCTGCAAGCGCGACAGAAATGTCCGAAGCAGCCTATGAAATCTTCTCTTCGATGAACATTGTCCGTGGCGGTGTCGTTAATACTGCTAAGGGCTTCGAGCTTCTCGAAACAGCCAACAAAGCCGCCGTAGCCGGTGGAGTTGAACTTGAAGAAGCCACGGATGCGATGATTATTGTCCTCAACAACTTCGATCCACAATTGCGAAATACTAGTAAATTGCTTGACGAGATGTTCACAGTCGTTCGTTTTGGAAAGATGCATCTCGACGATCTTGGCGCGGCGATGAAATTTATAGCGCCTATTGCTAAGACGACTGGACTTGAGTTTAGTGATGTTGGTGCCGCACTCGCTGCCCTTTCCATTCTCACGGGGAGTGCAGAGAACTCCGCTATGGGCTTGGCCCGTGCAATCGAGATGTTCCGCCTCCCCGTCGTTCAAGAAGGATTCAAACGATGGGGAGTCACTATTACCGACGCATATCACCGCTTGCTCCCACTCAACGTAGTCATGGACAGGCTAATAAAGGGATTTCCTGGACTTGCTACGGGCCAGCAATCTGCGATTGAAGCTCTCATCCAAATTACCAAGGCGAGCGAACAGACCAAGGTTGGCGTCCAAGGGACTATCCAGGCGCGTAGAGCAATTGCCAATCTTGCAACGTCTATGGATTTGTACGATAACATCCTCAGTAACGTTACTAAGAATCAGGGCGAGTTCAACTTGGCGTTCCAAGCGAGACGGCTCGACCCTGGAGTACAGTGGCAAATCTTCTTGAGACAGATGCAGACGCTTGTTATCGTTATCGGCCGAGAAGCATTGCCAGTATTTCTTGCACTTGGCAAAAGAGTCGAGAGTTTCATCCGTTGGTTCAAGGATCTGAATCCGACAGTACGCCGCTCCATCATCCAAATCGCGACGTTTGTTGGAATCTTGGCTCTCCTCGGTGGCACGATGCTGAATGTCGTCGGATCGCTCTATGCGCTCAGAGCTAATATGGTTCTGATGTCGCTCGCAACTGAAGGCGCAACTAAGAGATTCTTGGCGTTGCGTATAGCCATAGGAAGTCTTGCGTTGCTCGGACTTGGTATTCTAGTTGCTGAGGTATATGATCTCAAGACGGCTGTAGTTGTAATGACAACCGCCTGGCTCATATGGAAAACGAAAGTTTTGCAGTCTGTTGCTGCCGCAATAGCAGCAAGCATTACAGGAGGCGTTTCGATAACAGCCGCCAATGTTACGGCTGCAACCGAGTCAGCGCTCGCATGGCAATTTGCAAATCGCGCTTTCCTTGCAAACCAAGCATCTAACGTCGTAGCAACGCGAGTAGCAACGCAAGCAATTGTTACTACGAATGTGATAGCGGCGGGCGCAGTTAAAGCAGCGTGGAGAACAGCGCTGATCGCGACGGGATGGGGCGCTCTTGCAGTCGCCGCTGGAATTGCCGTTGAACTCATTATCAGGCATTGGGATCGATTCCGTGCTTTCTTCATAGCTCTACGCGCTGCTCTTAAAGAAACATGGAAGCAACTGATGCTTAAAGAGCTGCCTGGTCTTGCTCTTGTAGGCGTTGGTTACATACTTAAAACTTTCACTCCATTCCTCTCGTTCCTATCCTCTCTAGCGTCACTCATTCCGGGTATTGGAGACACCATCGCAAAGGTTATTCAGCCCGCCGATCTCATTATTGGTCGAGGCAAGAAGTTGATGGCTGAAGGCGGAAAGGATTTCGGAGAGACTTTTGGAGAGGCTTTCGACAAAGCAATGGATAGCTTTGAAAGAGGGCGCAAAACAAAAGGTAAAGAGCAAGCCTCTGATCTCGTTAAGGAATACAACAAGATATTTAGAGGTCTTGTCAGCGAGGATTTCCTCAAGCGTCAAGAGGATTTCCTCAATGCGCTTAATCCTGATGCGAATGGGCTTACGGATGCCGCATCGCTAACTAAGAGGCGGGCACAAGAAATCGCTCAAGCATACGAGAACATGCAGCAGAAGATCGGCAGTGCGGTTGACAATCTCACGCAGATATACGATAGATTTAAGCAAGAGAATGAACAGGCACTAGGTACGATCTTCGGTGGTCCAGCGATGGAGGGCGTCTTCGGAGACGTATTCCGTCAGATAAATGATCTACTGCGCCAGTTCGGGATACAAATTCCAGTTCCGTTTGAGCTGCTCCGAAGAGATATGGATCAGCAGCTTGAGTATTTCAAACGCTGGCGTAGCGATCTTGATAAGCTACTGGCTCGTGGTGCTCCGCTAGAGATGATCGACCAGATTCGAGCGCTAGGCCCAGAAGCTATCCCGCTCATTGAGGGTCTACTTGGCGCGAGCCCCAAGCAGTTTAAGAAGTACGTTCAAGATTTCAAAACCGGCCAGAAGCTTATTCGTCAAGCTACAAAAGCTGATATGGACAGGCAGCTTAAGGAATGGGAGAAACACGGCAAGAATATCGCATGGCAGCTTATCAATGGTATTGCCTCTGATCCCGCACAGGCAAAGCTTAGGGCTGGCTTTAGACAGTATGTGATTAACACCTTTGGTGATGTGCTAAAGTCACAGATGACAAAGGAAGTCCAGATAGCAATGCAGCAAGCCATGAAAGAACTTGCAGAATCCAAGGCGGCCGAAGCTGCCGCTACGGTAGCAGCCAAGGGAATCAAACCTCCACCCGTTCCGACCATTGCGCAGATGAACATTCCTACTACACGGCAAGAGCTTGAAAGGACTAGGAAACAGCTTAACGATCTTAAGGCTCAAATGATCCAGGAGACCTTCGCAGGAATGGCACCTACTGAGAAGCAACAAGCGCGACTGCAAGCTCTCTTCAAAAGGGAGAAGCGCCTTGAGGCTCACCTTGCGCGAGAACGGGAACTTCGCAGCATTCGGCAGCAACTACGACGTGGTAGAGAGGCAGGCCGCGAGAACATCACGATTACATACCAAGGTGACACCGTAACAGTAAAGGCAGATGGGGCAACGCCTGCTGCTGTTTACCGCGCTCTAAACAAGCATCAGTTTAGAAAGAAGACCAAGCATGGCTACAAAGGTCAGAGACGATGATTACAAGCTTAGTTGCTAAGAATCTCGATACGCTTGTAACCGTAACCCTGAACGATCTGACGTATCCTCTGCGACGCTTTGCCTGGGACTACGAATTGAAAGGTGATGCGGAGCCAAAGATGCGGAAGCCGGGCCGCCATAAAGTTCTCAAGCAGGTCGATACAATGACGATTGAGATGGAAGGCAGCATGATGGCTGATCCGGCTCAGAACTATTGGACCATTCGACAAGCCTTTATGGTCGTGCTTCTTCCGCATATTGATGCCGTCGAACTCAATCATGTTAGATTTGACATGGTAGTCTCAGGATCAGCCGACACTCTCTACGCCGAGTGTACTCTTGCAGATGTCTCCGTTCCTGTGGAGGCTCTTTCGCCTACGCGCTCCGAATTTATGTTCAATTGGGAATGTCCCTTTGGGTATTGGCGCAAAGTCTCCGACGACTCTGTAGTTTACATCTAGATGCCAATCGATATCTACGTCGAGTATACGCTGCATGATGGGCAGCCGGTATGGACATTGCAGCCTGAAAGATTAGAATACAGCTTTCAGCTCGGTTCGCAAGGACCAAGTACGATGAGTCACTTTGTCCCCCTATCGGAGCCGACGCTCACGCGAAGTATTGTTGCACCAAAGCGAAACGATTACATGCTAAAATGGACGAACGACGGGGCGCAAACATTTCTCGATCTTCAGGGCGGATTCCTATGGGACGCCGGCTTTGACTCAGAGGAATTTGGAGTACAGTTTGCAGGAGTAGATTGGTCTGCGTGGCTTGACAATCCCTTCCCACAGGATAGAGAAATCTCTCAGGGAGCGTTGCTAGCTGATAAAGACCTGCTTACTGCTGCATTCATCGGACTCCCAACCTCAGCATATGATTGGGAGAATAACGGAAACGGAGTCAACCAAAAAGTTATCATTGGCGATCTTATCGCCGCACTAGAAGACGGGCCTGATGCGATCGCTTTCAGTGTTAGCTTCAGTGGCAGCAATTGGGTAAATGTCCCAGGAGAATTGGAGGGATTACCAGGCGGAGAGACTTTCACAATCGGTCCTTTTGATGTATCTCCGGTGCGACAACACATAGCCAACATATCTACACTAAATGATCCCTGGGTGCCAAACTTTAGATGCGGGCCTGATAAGTCGCTCGACTTTTTCTTTATGAAAAACAAAGACCCAGGACTTGATATCGTTCCTGACTTCCTTGTAAGCGATGAAACAGTAATTCATCATATTGATTGGGGGCATCATGGCCCAATTGCGACCTATGTAACAGGATGGGGCGTCGGCTCCATGCCGAAATGGTTTACGTCAAGAGATATTGAGTCCGAAGAGAAATTCAGGCGTTGGCGATCTAGCCATACGCTCGGGTCAAGAGGCCAAGTTTATCTTACGCGGGAACAGATTAAAAAAGGGACACTGGCTTTCGCTGATAAGTTTCCACAAAAGGACTTAACCCTGGTGATTTATCCCGATAAGCTAGACCCGATTAATGAGGAAACGGGATTCTTGAATCTATGTGGTTACGTCATAGATGTGGATTACTTTATAGATCCGGTATATATGATCTTTGGGGTATTCTATATCATAAGCCAGAACTTCCATGTAGACGTAGCGGGAAACTGGCTCTGCGATCTCGGCCTACAACAGATTTACCAGTTTTGATGGGTACTAGAGGAATACAAGATCCGATTGCGAGTGATTTGATTGAGCAGATCCTTGCGGATCAAGCGAGATTGAACGCCGAGATCGATGACCTACGCAGAACGCACCCAATTCTTATGGAACGCGCGAGGACTAGCGATATAACCGTTCCGCAAGAGGGGCAAATAATTGTAGACTCTGAAACCGAAGCCATAAAGTACCATAGCAACCAAGAATGGCGAGATATTCCTCCCTCTCCTCTTGCTTGGATCTGGCGAACCATCTCTGGAACTGATCCCGCCACCGTTTGTCCAGACGAGACATATACCAAAGCCGTCATGTCACACGGCGCAACGTCCAATTCCGCCGATGCGCAACTTATTACGGATGGCATAAAACTAATAAAGCCGGGATTCTGGCTACTAATGGCCCTCGGAAGATGGATAGGCGAGTGGGACGGAGGGATAGCAGTACGCATCGATAAAGAGCTATCGGGTGCTGCTCTTTGGGGAGAAAGCCCACTGACTCTCAACAAAGCCAGTATCTCTTCGCTTCAGTGGGACCCCGTTTCTCGAATTACGGTGCCCTGGATCATCCCACCATACGACGATGAATTATACTTGTGGTTCTTCCAAGACTCAGGGAGTAATCGGAATGTAGGTGGCAAATGGCTATATGCCATCTGGCTTGGTCCTTATACAGGTGCGCCTGGGCCAACTTAAATGGATACCACTGAAATCATCGTGATTGTTGTAGCCATACTAGCAGGCGTCTTCATCGGTCTGCCACAGTTACTAGAACGGCGTGGTTCTCTATGGAAGGATATGGCCGAAGAACGCGAAGTAGCGTTAAAAGAGACGCAACAGCGCGAGAAGGAAGCACTGCAACGTGTACGTGAACTGGAAATACGTACTGACCTGTCTGCACTATCTAAGGACGTTTCGGAGGGACGTGAGCAAGCAGTATTAGCTGTTAAAGCTGAAATAACGCATATTCAAAGGTCGATCATAGAAACGGAGGAACGCCTAATAGCAAGCCACGAAGCACATGAGCACCGAGCACAGGAGCGACATGAGAAAGTTCTCAAGGCGTTTGACGCAGTGACAAAGAGGCTAGAATCGTGACAGCTTTCAACCAATGTTTTCTATTCCTAGATAACCCCAACGGTGGAGTAGAGGACATTGCTTGGCTAAAGCAGAATTGTCCCTGGATAAAGGGTGTGCTCTGCAACGTCCACGCTTTCGAGCCTGAGCAGTGGGAAGCGATAGTCCGTCCGCGTGCCCTATCATATGGACTGTTCTGTGGGCCTTGGGGTAGACCGGCCAAAGGCGATCCAAACAACCCCGAATTCGATCCCACTATCGTTGACAGGGTTGTAGCGACCTCTGACAAATGGGAATCGCCTGGGCTGATCAATCCAGAGAAGGAAATCGACGGTGATCAAGCCGCACTCGATTACACCGTAAAGAAGATTGGCCCTCGCGACTTCGGATTAAGCGTGCAGCCTATACCATTTGCCGACATTAATTGGTCTGTAGCCGCGCAGCTAACCGTCCACCCACAAATCTTCCCTGCTGAGCAGCAACAAAACTACGATCCCATAGTCATTAGAGAGATGTGGTGGAATTACGGAGTACGCTGCGTCTATATGACCTATGGTACTTACGGCGGTATGAAGCCGTCGGACTTCAAGCTGCAAGCGCCATACTCGTTGTTCACTGGCGACCCCGTAATGGCGTCGTTTACGCTGCCCAATTGGGCACCAACGTTCATAGGCTTTGCAGGGTGCAAACCAACCACAGGAGGGGGAATGGCACTAACAGCCGAGCAGGTTCCGTACACTGGCCCGTATGGGCTACCAACCAGCAAACACAGATCAAAAGGGCCAACAGCAGAAGCACTAAAGCGCGCAATGGGCCACCTGAAGCTGCTTCCGTGGGGAGATTTCAATCAGGACTACGATCTTCTCCTGTGGGAAGCTATGGCCGACTTCAAGAAATCTGTCGGTCTAGCCCACGACGGAACCTATGGTAACAAGGCGTGGGAAAAACTACGTGCGGCAACGTATAGGAAAGATGGCAAGAAGCTCTATGCGTTTGATCCATACGCACGTAGGCTTATTCAGAACGAGGCAAAGATCACCGCAGTCTCGCGCAATGAGGAGAAAGTGCAGGAAGCGCTAGCCGAGTGGGGTTACGCAATCATCGCTAACGAGCCGAGCATTAGCTACTCGCAGGCACGCCCCGTGAAGGTAGACATCGATCCTAACTCGAAGTTCTCCTCGGACTGCTCAGGCACGGTGATTCAAGGCTACGCATATGCCAAGCGCAAGACCGATTTGGAAGTGCCTGATCCTGCTAAGCAGAAGTGGTCAGGTTATGGAAATACAGATTGGTACGAAGACGATCACCCTAAAGTATCAGCTCCATACCGCATCGGCGATCTAGCACACTTCGAATCGTCTCGCCATGTCATCATGTGCATCAAACCAGGCGACTACCAAACCGCCGAGTGGGTTTCGCACGGATGGGATGGTGGCCCTCAGCTAGTCGTGCTATCGAAGTACAGCCGGTATCCTAGTGAGTTCTTATTCGTAGTTCGTCCACCACTATTGGAGGTATAGATGAGAATTCTCGGTCAGTTTGGGAAGGCCGCATTCGCCTTTGCAGTTACGTTCGGGGGCTCGCTTATGACTGTGATGGTCGGTGACGTTGGATTTGGCGATATTACTGACGGACAGTGGCTATCGGCAGCCGTCTTTGGGCTTGGCTCCGCTGGCGGCGTGTTCGGCATCCCCTACGTGGCTACGCCGTCGCGAGGCGAGGCATCGCCATAATAACAAGTCGTCTGCATAAGCCTGTCTAACTGCGGCCCGCGAGCATGTGGGGTAGTTGTCCACCAAGGGCTGACTAGTTAGACATGGACGGGGGGTAATCTCCAGTGCATTTT